CCGGGCAGACTCTGAGGCGTACGGCAACAAAATGGACGCGCTGACGGACGACAGAGTGTCCATGTATATCTACCTGTACCGGGATTTTGAGACGGGGACGATTCACAGCTACAAGTGCACACAGAACGTGGAGCTGGAAGAAGACAAGGATACGGAGCTGAAGCATTATCCCATTACATGGATGAACTGGGATTATATTCAGGACAGCTACCACGGGCAGGCGCTGATTTCGCAGCTGCTTCCGAACCAGAAGTTTGTGAACAAGGCGTTCGCAATGGCGATGATCTCGCTGATGACGACGGCCTATCCGAAGATCGTCTACGACAAGACAAGAATTCCTAAATGGGACTCGAGGGTCGGCGCAGCCATTGGCGTGAACGGCGGGGACATGAACTCCATTGCGAAGATCATTGACCCGGCACAGATCAGCCCGCAGATCTCGCAGTTTATTGATCTGGCCGTCAACTACACGCAAAACTTTATGGGCGCTTCCGACGCGGCTTTGGGTGACACGAGGCCGGACAACACGTCGGCCATTATCGCGCTGCAAAGAGCATCGAACGCACCGTTGGAGCTTGTAAAGCTCAACATGTACGAGTCCATTGAAGACCTCGGGAGGATATACCTCGACATGATGCGGGTCTACTACGGGACGCGGTACGTGCAGGTGAAGTTCCTCTCCAAACAGGAGATGAACAATCAGCCGCTTGGTATGAGCATTCAGGACACGAATTTCAACAAGCCGTTTGATTTTTCGATTCTGAATGAAATCCCGATGAGCCTGAAACTGGATGTGGGCGCGTCTTCGTATTGGAGCGAGATCACAACGGTACAGACACTCGACAATCTTCTGATGCAGGGGAAAATCGAGCTGGTGGACTATCTGGAACGTATCCCGGAGGGGTATGTGTCCAAGAAGCAGGAGCTGATTGACAAACTGCAAGGTATGCAGGCGCAGATGGCGGGGCAGCAATCGAATTCCCCAGTGATGGGACAGGGGACAGAAATTCCCGTAGAGGGCGGCAGCGGATACGGGCAGCTCCAGCGGGCGCTTAATGAGACGGGGGTGATTTGATGGCACTGACAGAATTTCAAGACGATCTGAATATCATTCAGAAGCTGGATGACGAGCCGAACGACGTAGGCGGTTTGACGGCGGCGGAGCTCAAGGCGAAGTTCGACGAAGCGGGGCTTACGATTCAGAACTGGTTAAACACAGTGCTGCTCCCGGCGCTGGTCGCGGCGAATCTGGGCTTTCAGGCGACGACGGATATTCCGGCGAAAACCATTCAGGAAGCCATTGAGAATGTGCAAGAACAGGTCAAGCAGGCGACTATTGCGGCCGTTCCGAACGGCAGTATCAACTATATCAAGCTGGCGAATGACGTCACGACGATCTTGACGCTGCTTCGGACCGATCTGACACAGGCACAGGGCAATATCACAGAGCTACAGAACCGGCCGATTATCATTGACCCGGCGACGGCTTCGGCAAACGGCCTGATGAGCAAGGAAGATAAGGTGAAGCTCGACGGGATCGCGGCGGGCGCGACAAAGGTCTTTGTCAATAACGAACTGTCCGCTACCAGCTCGGACGCGATCATGAACAAGGTCGTGCATGCAGCCATTCAGAACCTGACGCAGGCGCTTACATCCGGACTTTCCGGAAAAGCGAACGCTGTGCATACGCATGTGCTTTCAGATATTACGACAGAGTTTGACAGCACACCGACGGAAGGAAGCGAAAACCTTGTCAAATCCGGTGGCGTGTATGCGGCGATCAAAAATGTCAAAAACGCATTTCAGTACACCGGTACGCTTCTGTCCACGGGATGGGCGGCGGATTCTCACGGGTATCAGAGCCAGACGATCACGATCACAGGGCTGAAAGCGTCCTACGATGTCGACCCGCAGTGGGACGTTGCACTTTCCGGGATGGACAAGGACGCAGACAGCGCACTTCTGACGGGGTTCTCCCGCATCAGTAACTTTACGACAGGTGCGAACAGTCTGACCGCACAGTGCATCGGCGCGCCGCCGGAGATCAACATTCCAATTAAGGTGGTGGTATTTGGATGAGCGGAAGAAGCCCTAGATGGATTGAAAAGCCGGTAGGGTTTGCCGGGTGGCCGTGGGCACAGATCATAGCAGCCTGCCAAAATAAGCAAATCCCGCCAGAGTGGAAGGTGCATGACTGGAAGAACATGACGATCAACGGCGCAGAATACCGAATCGACATTATCGGCATGAACCACGATGATTACGCGGACGGCTCGGGCAAAGCACCGCTGACCTTCCAACTGCACGACTGTTATGCGGCGGGACGATACGGAATCACCGGCGGCTCTGCGTGGATTGAGAGCACCATGCGGACGGAAACGCTTCCGGCGATCCTTGCGCTTATGCCTACCGAGGTACAAAGCGGGATTCGAGAGGTGACCAAGCTGACGAAAAACGGTTCAAGTATCGATACAACAGCTGACAAATTGTTCCTCCCGTCGGTAGTGGAGGTCGGACAACCTGGCGATTCCGGCGTATCCGCTGACGATGGTATGCAGTATGCGTATTATTCCCATCGGCTTTATAGCGTAAAGCAAATGGCGGGAAGAGAAAAAAGATGGTGGACACGGACACGCGCGGGCGGAAGTAATGTCTATGCGATTGGAACTATGGGTGCCCCATCCAGCCAAGACATAAAATCCGAAGCGACTGGAACGGCGTTTTGCTTTTGCTTTTAGGAGGTCGTTATGGGAATGTTTTTGAGAAGAGGTCTTCCGACCCCGGAACACTTCACAGTGGATATATCCGGCGATTTCAGTTCCACAAACGCATATGCGACAATTGGGGAAACAAAATATACGGCGGCGGCAACGGTAGAAGTGAAGCCGGATGCGACAGTTGACGTCTATGTAGGCGGTTTTGAGAAGCAAAACAGGATAAGTCTCAATGGGGACCTGGTATTGGCTGGGGCCGGAACGTACGCACTGAAAGTGACCGGGAACGCAGTCATTGCATTCGATAAAAAAAGCAACAGCAGCGGCTCATGGTATATTTGCGATATCACGATGGGATAGGAGATCAGAATGTACATTACAAATCAGTCTATACAGTACCCGAATATCCGCGTGACGCGCATGGATAGTACGGTACGGTTCGAGGGTGCAAGCTTGGCTGGCGTTTCTGCTCTGTCCGGGTCTATTGCGGTCTACACGAACAATGGCTTCCAGATGCAGACATTCGACACGGCAGATTATCTCCGGCAGGAAATTACAGATGGGCTCTGGGTGCTTACCAATATTCCACTGCCGCAGCCGATGGCGCGGGAGCCGGTAGAATACGACTTGGAGGTTTCGATGACAAATGCGGTGCGGTTTTTGATGAAGGATGTAAAGCTGGAAACAGCAGACGAGATCATCCGGTGTTCCGCGCTGTACCCGGAATGGACGGCGGGAAAGCACACGGTGGGCGAAACGTTCCTTGTTGACGGAGAGCCATGGACTTGTTTTCAGGCGTATGACAACGCAGTCTATCCGGATATCGCGCCGGGGAAGACTGCCTGGTACACGTTCAACAGGCCGTACCACGGGACATCGCGCGAGACGGCGCGGCAGTTTGTCCATCCGACGGGCGCGCACGATATGTACAAGGCGGGAGAATGGGCAGTGCAGGGCGGGAAGTTCACAAAATGTGTGCAGGACACGTCCTACAGTCTGGAGGAATACGCCGCTGCGTGGGAAGTGGAGGAATAAATGGGCGCTTACAACATCGGCACCAAAGCCGGGTATGACATTTCCGAGTCGCTGAAAAAGAATCAGGGCACGAGCACGACGGTCTCGGACGGGTCTTCGTGGACGGCGGACCGGGACGGGAACATCTGGGTCACGAAGGACGGCGTAACCACAAAGGCAAATATCACATACCAACCGGGCGGCGGCAGCGGAGGTGCTGGCGGCTATGTTTCCGGCGGCAGGAGACCCGGTATTTCAAATACCGGAGGCAGCGGGGCAACAAAGCCACCGGCAGGGTCGCAGCCGTCCGGGGGCAACACTTCCGGAAATGGGACAGGTCTTGGCGGAGGCACAACCGGCTCGGGGACAAGCGAAACAGTCGACAACGCGGCAAGCCAGAGGCAAGCATATGATCAGCTGATTCAGGATTATCTCAAGCAGCTGCAAGCGATGCAGGGGCAGAAGACAGCGACGGCGGGAGACCAGTCGGATTATATCCGGCAGATGTACGAACAGCAGCTGGCGGCGAACAAAGCCCAGCTCGAGAGCGACTACAACCAGAACGTCAGCGGACTCGACAGCGAGGCAAGCAAGATTGGCTCTAATTATTATGAGCAGAGACGGCAGACGCAGGCAAACGCCGACCGGTCGCAGGCGAGCTATAACGAGATGGCGAACGCCTCGGGGCTCAACTCCGGCACGGGCGGACAGGCGGCACTTGCCAGAAGCAATCAGCTGCAAAGCGATCTGACGGCGCTCGGAAATGCCGAGGCGCAGAACCGGGCGGAGATCGAGCGGCAGAGGACGCTTCTCGGGCAGCAGTATCAGAACGCGATCCAGAAGGCGCAGGCGGAAAACAACATGGAGCTGGCGCAAAGGCTGTATCAGGAGGCCGTGCGCGTGGACGAGAGCATCATTGACGCTTCCAAGAACGACAGCAACCGCGCGCTGGAGATTCTCAATATGATGCTCAATCAGGTGAGCTCCGACCGAAACCTTGCTTCGGAAGAGGCACGGCGGGCAGCGGAGATCGCGGCAGCTGGCGGCAAATACGGTCTGTATGGGAAGCTTTACGGACTTTCTGACGACGTGATCGCGCAGCTTGAAACGATCTACAATAAAGAATTGGCTGACACGGAGCTTGGACGCAGGCTCGACCTTGCGCTGAAGCTGAAGGAAATCAGAAAGAACAGTTCCAGCCGAACTGACGGCAACGGCTATAGCGTTACAGACATACTGAACGGAGCGTACAGATGATTACAAAAGACGGCGAACGCAACTTGAAGGCGCAGAAGCAGTACGACAGCATCAAGCCGAGCGCGAAGAAAAATACCGGCACGGGAAACAAGGGCGGCGCGCCAAAGTCGATTCCAAGCGCCTCCGCAAGCACGCCGAAAACGACGCCTTCTTCCAGCACAAGCGGTTCACTTACAACACCCAAGCCGACGGAAAGCTCGACAAGCAACTCTTCTTCGTCTTCTTCCAGTTCCTCCAGCAAGAAAAAATCACTGAGCGCGGCGGAAAAATCCAAAGCGCTCAGCGACCTGATGGACAGGGCAACGATCGGCAGCTCGAGAACCTACGGGCTTTCGTTTCAGAGCTCTGCCAACCGGAAGATCTCCGACACGGAGGCAAAGCGGAAGCAGACGCTTGTGGAGCAGGCGACGAAGAACGGGTATCTGGTTGGCCAGAACACGAAGCAGGCACAGGATTTCCGCAATACGGTCAATCAAAAGCTTGAACGAGCCATTTCCAGCGGGAAGAGCCCGAGCGAGGCGAGAGCGGATGAGCAGCAGCGCATCAGAACACAAAGGACGGTTAACCGAGATCAGGAAAAGGGGTACAACCGGACTGTATCTGAGCTTAACAAGCAGATCGCGGCTATCGACAGCGAACTTGCGCCGCTCAAGAACAAAATTGAAGGCCGCTACCCTGTAGTCGGCGAGAAAAGCGGGAAGACCAAAGAGGCGCTGACTGAAGAGCGAAGCAAACTGATTCAGAAGAAAAAGGACGTGACGGGCGACTACGGCGTTTTGGATTCTATCTATAACGCACTGGAAGCGGGCGCAGGGCAGTTTAACTCCGGCGTTACCAGCACACTGAATGCGGGTAAAAATGTTCTAATGCAGCTGGAAGCTTTTGCAAACGGCGGCTGGGACAAGGAAAGCGGTAAGTTTGTGAAGGGCGATGCGCCGTTTTTTGGTTCTCTCCTTCAACCGGTATCTGATTTGAACCAGAGCACGAAGGACACGACGGCGCAGTTCGCGCAGAAGGCGGCTACGGGATGGAATCAGTATGGGAAAGGCGGCAACCTTGCAAATCAGCTGATTCAGGGCACGATTTCGGCAGTCCCGAACGCAGTTCTTGCAATGGCAACGGCGGGCGGCTCGGCAGCGGCGACGCTCGCCCCGGAGGCTTCGGGGCTGACGGCGACGGTAGCGGACGCGGTGCAGAAGCTCTCCAAAGACCCCATGTACTGGACAAGCTTCGTTCAGAGCTTCGGCAATTCGTATGACGAAGCAATCGAAAAGGGCGCGACGGAGGACGAAGCGCTTCTGGCAACGCTTCTTTCCTCGACGGCAAACGCGATTGTCGAGGTCGGCGGAGGCGTCGAGCAGTTGCCGGGCGAACTGAGAAAAGAAGGGCTTACCAGCGCGGAGAAAATCCGGAAATGGGTTTCTTCGTCTCTGGATGAAGGCAAGGAAGAAGTCGTGCAGGGCATGATTGAGCGCCTTGTAAACAAAGCTGTCTACAATCAGGATGCGCCGTGGAACGACGACACGGGCAAAAACGAAGATGCAGTCTTCAATTTCGACCAATCGTTGAAGGAATTCGGAATGGGCGCAGCAATCGGCGGCATTCTTGGCGGCGGGCAGATGCTGGCGCAGGAGGCAATCAATGCGCGAAACCGCATTGTCGACCCGACAGCAAGCCCGCTCGATCAGGCAATTCTCGATGCGTTGCAGGGCGTGCAGACGCCGGAGAATGTGACGCAGACAAGAGAAGCGACGGCGCTGGATAATGCGATTCTGGCGGCTATGAACCAAAATAAAAATTCCGCCACATTCGAACAAACAACAGAGTCGCCGATGAACGGGCCTGTAAGGTCGAATGCAGCGGAAGCCGGCACCTCTAATATAAATGCTGCTTCTGAGAAAATCAAGGGTGATTTTGATAAACTGATAGAAAAAAACAAAGGAAAACTGTCTTTCAATCAGTGGGTGGACTACGGTAACTCGTTGCAGGGTGAAGACGCGGCTGCCTTAAATGCGTTCCTTAACGATATTGAGACTGGAAAAACACAGTACAAATATGATGCAGGCGGCGGCATTTACAAAGTCGATCCGGCCAACCATATAGACAACCATGATATCAGCGAGAGAATGCAGCGAGGCGGACATTCGTTCCAGTATGACAATCCGGAACTCCATGAGTACATGAAGGAAGCAGCGGAACTTCTCTTGGAGGATATTGCAGATTCGACCAAAGGTGAACGTTTCGCCACGCCAACAGAAAATGGAGATAACGGCGGATACTATCACTGGACAGGAACAAAGAGACGCACGACAAAAGGTATTGCCGAACTCAAAGACCGCTTTGGCATTACGTGGGATAATCTTGCAAAAGCTGCGGAGAACATCATTAAAGATGAGGGCGCAGAAAACTACGCCGATGCTCGGCGCGTGGAATTTTTGCTCGATGATATGCTCACAAATGGGTACGATGCAATGACACCGAAAAGCGAGGCGGGTACATTCGTTCCACCAAACGAGGCGTATATCCGTGCGAAGCAGCAGATTCCCGGCGCGGATATGCGGCAAAAATCAGAAACATCAGCGCTTACATGGCTGATGGAGACGGAAGACGAGCAGAACGCGCCCAAGCCGGTAGATACTAGCCTCGCCGCAAATGCGGAGACAGGAACAGAAGAACGCACGTGGCATGCAGAGCGGCAGGGTGCGTCTCCGGCAGGCACGGAAGCAGCACAGATCGAAGCGCCCGGCGCGGCGCCTGCCGGATTTGACCCCTTGAGCCATGCGAGCAACCAGTACGGCGCGATTCCTCCCGGCGAGAATCCTTCGCGTGTGGTGGATATCCCCGCTTCTATGGACGGAGAAACAAAAGTCAGCAGGTTCTCCCGGACAGCGGCAGAGGCGCAGATCACGACAGACGAGATGGTCGGAAGAATTGAGCAGCTGGTGCAGGATGGAAAGCTCAGTCATGAGGTCTACGGTAACAAGCAGGCGATTGAGGACGGCGCAAAGCAGATTGAAAAGCAGTATGCCAGAGGCAAGAGCATCGAGCAAATCCGCGGAGAGTTCATTCGCGACGCAAACGCAGGAAAGGCCGGGGCAAAATTCGTTTCTCAGGGTACGACACTGTATGCAGACGCTATCGCGGAAGGGGACTACAACGCAGCGTCCGACATTCTGGTTGCACTGACGGCGGTTGAGACAAACGCCGGTCAGACGGTGCAGGCGGCAAGACTCATGAAGTCCTTAACGCCGGAGGGCAGAATCTTCACGGTGCAGAAGATGGTCTCCAATCTGGAAGCGCAGATCAACCAGAGAAGAGCCGCGAACAAGCAGATCGAGATCAATGTTCCGGATGCGCTTTTGCAGACGTATCAGAACGCCGCGACGGCAGACGCGCAGGAAGCCGCTTTGCAGAACATTTATCAAAATGTTGCAGACCAGATTCCGACATCTCTCGGCGAAGCGGCGCAGCAGTGGCGGTATTTCTCGATGCTGGCGAACCCTTCGACACATGCAAAGAACATCATGGGTAACGTCTCCGGCGCAGTTGCAAAGATCGGCAAGGATAACCTTGCGGCGCTCATGGAAACTGTTTTCATCGGGAACAAAGAAGGCCGAACGAAAGCATTCTTAAATCCGCTGAATAAGGCAGACCAGAATCTTCTGAATCTGGGCTGGGCGGACTACGACAACGCAGTCGATCTTTATGAAGACAGCACGGGGAAGTACTCCAACACGGCGGGTGACATCAATGACAAGCGCCGGTACTGGAAGATCAACGACCCGCAGAACGCTTTGACACGCGGAATTGACAAGGCTTTGAATATCGCGGAAAAGGCGAACAACCTGAACAGCAAGGCGCTGGAAGTGGAAGATATGTGGTTCTCGAAGCCTATGTATTCTGTGGCGCTGGCCGGGTATATGAAAGCCAATGGGCTTACGGAAATCACAGACGCGGCTAGAACCTACGCAATGACCGAAGCGAAGAAGGGCACGTATAACGACCTGAACGCCGTATCCAAGTGGGCGACATCTCTTGGAAAGGGAAGCAAACTCGGACGGTTCTTGTCCAGCACGGTCTATCCATTCAAGAAGGTCCCGGCAAACGTTATGGTTCGGACGGTGGAATATTCGCCGCTCGGGTATCTGAAAGGGGCATGGGATCTCATTCAGATGCAGAAAGGGAATCCGGATATCACGGCGGCCAAAGCAATTGATGATTTTGCGGCGGCAACCACTGGGACGGCGCTTCTCGGCGTCGGCGCGATGCTGGCCAAGCAGGGAATCCTTCGGGCGACGGGCGTCGGCGACGACAAGGAAAAAGAGCAGCAGAAGAACGCCTTTGGCGCGAAAGATTTCTCCATTCTGGTTGGAGATACGTATATTCCCATTGACAGCCTGACGCTGGCCGGGACAGGGCTATTGACGGGCGCGCAAATCTGGGAGGCGGCGCAGAACGCGCGAAACGGTGACGAACCGATCTCGTTTGAAGATTTTCTCGATGCGCTGTCCAAGATCACAGACCCGGTGTTTGAGCAGTCGATGCTCAGCGGCATGGACAGCATCCTGACGACGATTCAGAATTCCGACAACGCGGGAACCGGCGAGCTACTGACCAAGATGGGCGTACAGATTATCGGAAACTATGTCGGGCAGTACGTGCCGACGATCGTGGGGCGTGTAGCGGCCAGTCTTGACAAGAACCAGAGAAGTACGTATCTGGAACCGGACGGCGCTTGGAGTCCGGTGCAGTCTGCCGTACAGGGTGTACAGAAGAAGCTCCCGGGGCTTCGGGAGGATATGGCCGTTACCTACGGAAACTGGGGCGTTCCGGTCGAAGGAAACGGAGCAAACGGCTTTGGCGAGGGCGTTTTCAAAGCGGTCACGCCGGTATATCCTTCCAAGCAAAAGACAGATGCAGTCGAAGAAGAAATCGCGCGGCTGCATGATGTGAACGCGGAATACTCCAACTTCTATACGAAGCCGCCGAAGAGCATTGCCGTAGATGGGGAGAATGTCAAACTGACCTCTGAACAATACGCAAACTATACAGAAACGAGAGGCCAGACGGACTATAATCTCCGGAAGAATATGTTGGATAGCGATATCTACAAGGGGCTTCCGGATAATGTAAAGTCTAAGGCAATGAGTCTTTCGCAGGAGTACGCGAACGCGCTTGGAAAAGAAGCGGCGGGCGTTGGCTATGAAAGCGATGAGAAATGGATCAACGGACTAAAGGGGAAATCCGACGAGGAGATCGTGAACGCGATTCTCGGGCGAGCCGTTGAGAGTGAAAAGTACATCAGCGACGAAGCGAAAAACAAGCTTGGGAACGTGCAGAAGATCTATGATTCGCTTGCGTATGCAGGGGTATCCGACGATCTGAAAGAATCTGCGCGGGAAAAGGCGGCAGAGTATTTCCAGAATGCGGAAAAGGCGAAATTTGGATACAAACTTTCCGAAGAGCAGCAGAAGCTTGAAGGGAAAAACCAGAAGACGCTTGCAGAGTATTTCCTCGACGAGGCAGTCAAGGCCAAATACAAGGATGCGAATAAAGACGGCACGAACCGGGACGAGCTTTTGCAGGCATACAACGACAATGAGCTGAACGACCGGACAGCAATTGCGGTTCTGTCTGCCCGGGAAGTCGATGCGTATCAGAAGTTCGGAAAGGCCGCAGGCGTTACGCCGCAGATGATGCTGGAAGCGTCCAGCGCGCACGCGAGAATGCACGAAGTCAAAGACATTGACGGCATTGTGACCAGTAGCGTACAGAATCAGTATGACGATTGGCTGGATTCGAAGAATCTGACCGAAGAACAGAAAAAGGCGCTTCGCATGGGCTTCTACGGGGATACGGTAGATACCTATAACAAACTTGTGGAAGACCTTGACATCGGAAACATTACCGTCGGAGAGGCGAAGCAAGCACTATCCCCCACATACCAGTACGGATGGACGCACAATGTCAGCAGCACCGGCGTTCAGATGCGCGATTACATTTCCAGCATGGCGACGTTTGAGAACGCGCCGACAGCGGAAGAACGCGACAAGATGGGCTTTGACAGCAAGTGGGAATGGTTCTGCAATGAGCTGAACAAGAACACGGAACTGACCAAAGAACAGAAGTACGCGATCGCGATCAGCACAGACCGCTCCATGTCTGAGAAGACCAAGAAGAAAATCGCAAACAAGCTTGGCGCGGCGTATGTTGCGCCCGCTACAGACGGTGGAAACCCCGGCGGTACAGCGGTCACGTCGACCGGAAGTGCCACTTCCAGTTCCGGCAGCTACGCTTCCAGCGGGACTGGCGGCGGAACTTTCAGCGGATGGAGCAGCGATGCAGAGAAAAAGAGTCAGGCGCAGAAGGCCTACGAGCGGTTCGGCATGGCGGCAGGAGCCACGGAAGCCATGTATCAGGAAGCAAAGGCGGCGCTCAAGAACATCGAAACGGTCTACGACATGGACGGAAACGTTGTGCGCAGCGCGGAAGATCAGTTTGATTCCTGGCTCGAGCGCCGGGACTGGACGGAAGACCAGAAGGACGCAGTACGCGCCGGGTTCTACGCGGACTCGGTGAAGAACCTCCGGTATCTTTCCTCGGAGCTCCGGGAGGGCAATATCAGCGTCGCGGCGGCGAAGAGCGAGCTTTCGGCGAGAGCGCAGACCGGATGGACGCACAGCGTCATGGACACGGGCGCGGCAATGGCCGACTACATCGACGCATGGGCGCAGTTCAAGGAAGCACCGAATGCCGACGAGCGGAAGTCACAGGGCTTCGGAACGAAATGGGCTTGGTTCTGCGATTATCTCAACCAAACGGACATGACAGCGGAGCAGAAATACGCGATTGCCGTCAGCGTTCAGGATTACGCAGAGAGCACGAGGAAGAAAATCCAGAAGAACGTCGGCTGGGATGGGGTATCCTCCGCAGAGCAAGAGCCACAGGAGGAAACCTACGACATCCGGACGGACGATGGATACCGGGAGTATCTGAGCCTGCTTCTCAAGCGGAAAGACCGGTATGAAGCGAAGGACGGGTCTGTATGGTCGGTCGGAGAAAATGGAGACGTGATCGTCCGGACAAAGGACGGGCGGCAGCTTCGGGCGCGGGCCGTCCTCGGAAGAAACGGCTTTGACGACGAGCCGGGCGAGGGATACACGGTCGGCTCGAAGGCGGGGCAGCTTGCGTATAAGATGATGCAGAACGGCGTCATGAAGACGTGGGGCGCGCCGGACGGGTGGACTTGGAAACTGGTTCGCGGGGAGATCATCGCGGAGAAGAACGGGACAAAAATCCCCGTCCGAATGGCCGGGTAAATAGAAGGGAGCGCCTATGAATGAAGTAGAAATGGAACACAGATTGACGGAAACGGAGGCACTGACGCGGGACAACACGCGCCGGATCAATGATCTGGAAGCAGACTACAAGGTCTTACAGGAATTGACTTCGTCGGTGAAGGTCATGGCAGAACAGTTTAAGACGATGAACGAAAAGATCAATAAGATCGACAAGACCGTTCAGCGTCTTACGGGCAAGCCGGGGGCAATGTGGGAGGGGGCGGTGAAAACCATTGTCACGGCGGTAGTTGGCGGAATCATTGGATATGTGCTGTTCAGACTCGGTCTGAAAGCATGAGAAAGGAGTATGGTATGATGAACAAAAATTGGTGGAAGGCTGCGGGGATCCGCGCGGTGAAAACGGTGTGTCAGACGGCGATTGCGACGATCGGCACGTCGGCGCTTTTGAACGAAGTGAACTGGGTCGCGGTCGCTTCGGCGTCGGCTCTGGCGGGTATCCTGTCGCTGCTGACCTCGGTTGCGGGTCTTCCGGAGGTGGAAAGCGAGTGAGCGTGCTTATCGGGCAGGCAAGCATTGACGAGCGTGGAAAGATTACCGGCGGCAGCGCCGGTAATCAGTCCGGCTGGGAGCTGAATATCCGAGACTGGTATGCCAACGGCTGGACACTGGTCCTGCGGCCAAAGTGGAGAACCACAGCAAAAAAGATGGCGGCGGCGTGCCGCGCGGGCGTTGGAAATCGGCACATCGGGTATGACCAGTGGCAGAGGAATACGCTGCGGTATTACGCAAAACTCGCCAAGTGGAATCTTGCGGCGGTCACAGACGACTGTGAGACGGACTGCTCGGCATTTATGGCGGTTTGCGCAGAAGCGGCAGGCGTGGACATGGAGTCTGCATACACGGCAGGAAACGCCCCGGCGACGTTCCAGATGCGGCAGCAGTGGGGCAAGACAGGTGAATTTGAGCTGCTTACAGATCGTAAGTATCTGGACTGCCCGGACTATCTCTTGGAGGGCGACGTGCTCGTCAACGAATCGAGACATACGGCAATGGCACTTGGAAACGGCGAAAAGTCGGAAGGAGAGCTGGAAGTGGTAGAAAAATCGAAGATCATTGTAGACGGCAAGGAGATCGAAGTCGACCGGATTCTCAAGGACGGCACGAACTATATCAAGGTCAGAGACCTTGCGGCGGCGCTCGATTTGGAAGTGTCGAATCAGGGAAGCATTGCGGTTCTGAACAGAAAGTAGGGGAAATATGCAGCGCGGATTGCCATTAAAGCCGCGCAGTGAGTGGGAGCACCTGATTTCTGAATGGATTCACAACGCACTGTATCGGGAGATCATGCGAAGGAATATCTGCGACGGGGAAACGGCAGAGCGGTTGGCCGAACGGTTCGGGTTTTCTGTGAATGGTATGAAGGGCATTATCAAACGATGCACGGAAGTTTTATTGAAGGCAGACGCGTAAGCGCCTGCCTTTTTCTATGCCTTTTCTAGCCTTTGGCTTGGTTTTTTGTTATGGCGTTTTCCCACAGAATGATGGTAGGAACTGGCCGGTTCACTATCTTTTTGGGGGTATTTTTATGGAATACGCAAGCAACGGAAAAGGCAACCTCGGCGTGACGCTGGGCGCGATCGGCACCGGTCTTGGCGTGCTGAACGGCGGTCTCGGCGGCATCCTCGGCGGATTCGGCGCGAATCCTGCTGCGGCTGCGGCTATGGCTGCGGGTAACAGTGACAACCGGTATGTCAGCCGGTATGAGGCTGGTCAGTCCGCACGAATCGCAGAGCTGGAGACGGAAGTGAAGCTGCGCGACGCGAACGCTTACACCGACAAGAAAATGCTCGAGCTGTACCAGTACACGGACGGCAGAATGCGCTCGATCGAAGAGCAGCTCTGTCAGCAGCGCGTGATCAATGCGCAGACCACGGCGAATATCAGCTGCATGCAGAATGAGATCGCGGCGCTCTCGGCCATGACGAAGACCGTCATTCCCATCGGCAACGTCTGCCCGGAGCCTATGCAGCGGTATAACAGCTGGACGGCACCGACAACCAGCACGACGACCTAACGTACAAAGGGGCGGCAACCGCCGCCCCAACGTCTCAGGAGGGGCATATGGTAACAATTGATCAGGCAATGCGCGGCATCGTGCGTTTTGTTGACACGGAGATTCTTCCGCATCTTCCGACCGGAAAGGGGATCGGAGCCGGTATCGCGATGGCGCTTATGATGGACGGCGGGAAAGAACGAATCCTTGCGCTGCGGGAACACCCGGTTGTGCAGATGATGGGCATTATGGACGAGACAGGGAACATCAACATTGACCGGCTTTACAATGTGGCGAGACCAAAGTTTGAGCAGCGGCTCCCGGTTTCGATTCCGTTTATCGGGGAGCTGACATTTGACCAGAACGATGTTGACAAACTTTACAGATATATCAAGGAGGCAGCATGAGAAAATACATAGAAAAGCTTCAGGAACGGCTGCATGAGCTGATGGAGCGGCCGGCCACGACCGGGAACGTGGAAGAGGTCAGGCTCTACGCGAAGACCATTCGGGCGCTGGAGAAGCTTGAGTGCGGCGAGACGTTCACGAAAGAAGATGCGCTTTACTGGGTGGAGCACATGGAAAACAGCGACGGCACGACTGGGGCGCAATGGACGATGGACGAGACAAGCGCGATGGCAAAGAGCATGGGTGTGTATCTTCCAGCCTGTATCTGGTTTGCGGCGGTGAACATGATGCGCTCGGACTACTGCATGGTAGCGAGAAAGCACGGGGTGGACAAGCCGGAATTTTACGCGGATATGGCGCAGGCGTTCCTGTTTGACAAGGACGCAGGGGAGCCGGAGGAGAAGATTTCAGCGTATTATCATTGCATTGCGAAGAAGAAAAACAGCACAAACTAAATTCATTATTGGTGACGCTGATTTCTTCACTCTGAAGCTCTGAATTTCGTGTCACTTTTCGTGTCACTTTTCGTGTCGCTATTTGTGATATTTTTGTAAAAGAACACTTACTATTGTATGCGTTCTTTTACCTCTCAAAAACCCGGAAACCATTGATATACAAGGAAAAGCCCGCAATCTCAGTTGATTGCGGGCTTCCATTTATTGGTGCGCGAGGCGGGACTTGAACCCATACATATTCGCTCAAAAATACAGTGTTTTCAATGCGCTTTTAATTTCGTGTCACTTTTCGTGTCACTTTTGAAAGCAGGGTCACGAAATTCAGGGCTTCGGGGCGAAGAAATCGGAGATGGATTTTACAGAGGCGGCGATGTCGGAATCGGCAACGTGCGTGTAAATTTTCCGCATAGTCTGATAGTCTGCCCAGCCGCCGATTTTCATGGCGACCTTTTCAGATACGCCAAGATGATAGGCGAGAGAACAGAAGGAATGGCGTAGGCCATGCGTGCCGATTTTCGGAAGGCCGTTGGCGGCGCAGATGCGGTTGACCTGCGCCCAGATGGTATTGGGGTTACAGGTGACAACGAATTCGGAATCATGAGGCGCGGAGGAAAGAAGATCTTTCAGGCGCGGTATCATAATCGGTACCGTGCGCCGGGAGGTCTTATTTTTATTGTCCGGCTTATTGACGATCTTGTTGTCTTCATCGTAGACGGTCGAACCGCGAATATACAGAAGGCCGTTTTTCAGATCAACGCTGCGCCATTTCAGACCCATGATTTCAGAGCGCCGGAGGGAGTGAAGACCGAGAAGGGCGGGGATTTCGCACGGTGTGCCTTCGATTGCGGAAAGAAACGTCTGGATTTGTTCCGGCTGCAAGAACGGGTGTTCCTCTTGCGTAAGTTTTGGGAGATACACGGTGAATGTTTTTCCCGTCTGATGCTTCACGGCGGCAGAGACGAGCGCCCACGCGTTTTTTACGGATTTCGGGGATACGGTTTCAAGATTTATGGCGCGCTGGCAGAGCGCGTCTGTAAGGCTCGAGACGGGCATGGACATTAAAGATTGCAGGCGGTTATTTTGAATGGTTTTATAGCCGCGCTTTGTGGACGGAGAAATCGACTTTTCGTTTGCGGCCAGATAGAGATCGATCGCGCCGGAGACGGTGAGTAGCGTTTTTTCCTCCGGCGCGGAAAGATAGCCGAGCTTGAAGTCACGCGCTTCCTGCTCGGCATCTGATTTTTTTGCAGCTGTAAAAGAATATGTTTTCCCGTCTACCTTTACCCGGCAGCGATACGCGCCGGACGGAAGCTGCTTGGCTTCGGGAACGCTGATTTTCTTCATATGATTCTCCTATGCGCGAGCCCAGCCGACGTTTGGATTGCAAGGGTCGATGATCAGCGCAACCAGGGCCAGCACCAGAATGACGCACAGCCCCATAATAATCACGGAACGCACGCGAAGCCCGCGTTCATAGATCCGCTGCATCTGCTCTGCGTGCGCCAGTTCCGGGCAAGCGCTGCAATCGTCCGGGTTCTTTTCTCGCGGTATTTCAATATCAAAGTAGGCGTTCAGATCAACGCCGCATGCACGGCAAATCGGTCCGACTGTGTAGACAGACGGTTGCTTGGTATCTCCGCGAAGATATTGCGAAACCGTGTTCAAAGCCAAACCTGTTTCGTCTGCAATATGCTGGTTCGTAATATGTGCGGTATCTTTCGCGTCACGGCAGATTTCCCACAGCTTTTTAACCAAAATACATTCCCCCATATGTTTTTATTGGACAAAACCTATGCTGATGTGCGCGAGAAGCGGACATTGTGCCTCGACATGCCCATATGGAACGGTATATGCTGGAACTACAGGCAGCTCCCACTACTGCTTGGCAAACAAAGTCCCCGCCGCTCGGTGGCTCGGCGGCGGGGCAACATTACTGAGAACCGCCGGCTGCTGCCTCGTGGCGTCCTTCTGATGCTGAACGTCCATGCAGCATCATTACTATCATCGCTAAAATAAAATGAACGTGAGCAGCGTAAAACCAGAACATACTTGTACTGCCGGTTTGAACAACCAAACCAAGAATCCCGCCAAACACAGCAATTGCGCAGATGATTATTTCAAGAACACCGACAAAGTAATATCGAAAAGCGTGATTTGATGGATAAATAAAATCTGACACAAAGACAAGCAACTGCGGAAGTAAGACGGCAGAGTAGAAATAAATACTGATGTAGATACTTCCGAAAAGAATGACCAGCAAAATTACCATGCCAATTGAGAGATGGCTAAATTCGTTGACTGCCCATACCCCGAGATTACAGACCAGTTTCGAAATCATTCCCATGCAATAAATTAGTGCGACGGTTGCTATCCATGCGACCGGGCGAAGCAGGACACTTCGCTTTTTCTCCATATAGCACACTCCCTGTCCAATATTTTGTACTTATTCAAAATTTCCGTGTAGAAAATTGAATATGAAATTTGTGGAATCTTGCATATTGTATTTTACGAACGCTTGTTCTAAAATATCAATACGCCGCGAAGGAAGGAGAACGTCAATGACACGCGAAGAAGCAGCCAAATACATAGAGCGTCTATCTTACGATGAAAAGCGACAACTCAACGATTTGCTAAGAGCCCTTGCACAAAAGCGTCAACCTTCTGCATCTCTTCGGGTGTCAAAGAAACCAGACGTGAAATAAGATCCTCGTTTAACTTCCTCTCGTCCTCCGGGACGGGGGCATTTTTTTCGTCTGTCTCGCCCTTGAGCCAGGCGACAGAGACGCCATATTTTGCGGCGATCTCGTGAAGCTTCTTTTTATAAGAAACGCTTGAGCCATTTTCCCACATGGAAACGATGTCGCCGCTGTCGTACCCAATACTGCGGGCAAAGTCGGCTTTTGAGCCGTGCTTGTATTTCCCGCTTTCGTTTTTCGGAATGAGGGAGAGAATGCGACTCAGCACAATATCCAAAATAGAACCTCCGAAATTGTGTGTTTTATAGAAACCGAATTTATTCGGTTTTGCATATTTACAAACCGAAGTTTATGAGTTATTATATGAGCGTACCAAAGATAACGCGATAGGAAAGCACGCCCGTGTGGTTGGGACACGGACGGCTCCCGCAGGTTTCAGTCTCTACCATACGGTTCGGCTGTATCCCGGTTCTGGTTGACCGGAGCCGAACAGAAACCAACCTCTGTTTTTACCGTTTGGCTGATGCACTTCGGTATCCTGCACCACCGCTGCATCAAATCGGGAAAACGCTCCGTTTGGTTACGGGCGAGCGTTACCCGGAGACGCGGTGAAATAGCATGATAGCCTTAAAGAATTTCTTCAAGAGGCAATCACCCCTTTCACCTGGTATTGCCACTATCCAGCTGGATACTTGTGACCGGCGTTATCGATGGTAAGAACCCTTAGGAACGGGGCTAAGATTGATTGGCATTCTTATCTTAGCACCTTTTCCTTTGGGTTGTCAATGAAAACTACTCATATTTATGAGGAACAGGGGGCGAGAATTGTTGAATTTGAAAGAACTCCGGCTGAATGCAGGTCTTACGCAGGCGGAAGTTGCGAAAAAGATGCACGTCAGCCAAGCGGCGGTTCACAGATGGGAAACTGGAGATACCAGAATCGCACGAAAACATCACAAAGGGCTCGCAAGGCTCTACAAATGCACGATCGACGAACTATTTGCGGGAGGTGAAGAACATGCCGAAGGCGGCGGTAAAGCGGACGCTTGATTACAACCTGTCCGCAAGAATTCAGGGCGAAATCAAGGCGCAGGGGGTAAGCACCCAAAAGGCGTGTGAGTATGCGGGTATGAGCAAGCCGACACTACTGAAGCTCTATAAAAGCCCAACGGCGTACTTCCCGCAAACACTCAAGCTGATGCGGTGTTTGTCGGTCCCGATCGCAGACGTGCGGGAAATGATCTGTTACCCGTGGTAAGGGAGGCGAGAGATTGAGCAAAAGAAGCTTTGGCGCTTATGTGAAGGCAAGGCTGCATGATCTGGGCATGACGCAGGCCGATCTTGCAGACTGCTGCAACGTGACGCAGAGCCACATCAGCAATGTACTAAACGGACGGGCGAGCGCCCGGAAGCTCAGACCGGTCATCATCTCTGTGCTTGATCAGTGGGAAGCGCAGAGGAAGGAACGAAGGAGACGGCACCAGCCGTAAATATTAGGAAGATTGAAACGAATGAAAGTCAGATTAACCTTTTTGGAGCCTGTGCTTGGCACGTGGCCGAGCAACGAGAATGTGGCGCGGGATTTCATCGCGTCGAAAGCGCCGGACGCTTCCACCATCGAAGACGAGATCGCGGCTTTGGGTGCGGACGTTGTGGCAGACAAGGGCATGACGGTTTTCCCCCGCGCGAACGGGTGCCCGGTTCTGTATGACTACCAGATCAAGGGGTTCTTCAAGGACGCTTGCGGTATGCTGACAAGAGTCAAGAGCACGAAAAGCTCGAGCTTGAAAGCTTACAAGAAGATCATCGACGGTTTGATTTTCGTCGAGCCGCGGCACATCCCAATTCAGGTCAGCGGCGAGATCAGCGAATGCCAGCGGCCTTTGAGAGCACCGACCCCGCAGGGCGAGCGTGTGGCGCTTGCGAACTCGGAGGAGATTCCGGCGGGCAGCACGATCGAGTTTGAAATTACGATGCTGGACGAAAAGGCGCACAAGGATATCGTCTTGGAATGGCTGGATTACGGACGGCTCAGAGGCATTGGCCAGTGGCGGAACTCCGGAAAGGGACGGTTCACCTACGAAGTGCTCGAGTAAGTGCAAGGGCACGGCTGGGTTTGGCAACGACAAGCAAAGGCGTAGCCGCGCGGGGCTCTGAGCGGCACAGCAACGGAAAAGCAAAGCAGTGCAATGAGCCGCAACGGGGCAACACGATTCACAGCGAAGGCATCGATAAGCTACGAGCGCAGAGGAGAAGCCGCGAAAGGCGCAGAGGAGCAACGGATAAGCGATGAAACGCAGAGTGTCGCGAGGGAGAAGCATGGCAGCGATCGGCGAAGACAGGCATTGAACGGCAACGGCAATGTGCGGCAAAGCGTAGCGATGGCGTGGCATTGACTGCTCCGCATAGCAAAGGCTTGGTAGTGCAATGCTGGGTAAGCAAAGGCTTTGGTATGCAATTCGTGGCAACGGCACTGTAGAGATTTGATGTGCCTCGCAAAGGCAAAGAATAGGATGGCTTCGCGGCGGCATGGGATGCTATGTTTGCGACGGAAAGGCAAGGATAAGCGACGCGAGGGCTACGAACGGCGCGGCTTGGACTGGCGCGGCAAAGGCGAAGTAAAGCAAGGATTGGCAACGGCGTAGTAACGCACGCTTTGCTTCGACAGGCAAGGGCAGAGATGGGCACTGATCGGCACGGCAAGGGCAATGTAAAGCTCAGCCATGCGTAGCGGCGGCAGGGCTGCGAAGGGCTCAGAGACGCAATGGCTATGCAGCAAACAGGAAAGCCCCACTCGGCAAGGAAGATTATTTAAGGAGGATGAGAAAATGAGTGACGTTGAGATTATCACGGAGTTAAACCACCGGGCGGCGCGGGAGCGCGAGCTTGGCGAAAGGTGGGACGAGATCGTACGGCTTCGCAAGAGGCAAAAGAGCCTGATGAAGATCGCGGAAACGGCCTGCTTCTCTGTGGCGTGTATGCTGCTGGGCGGTACGGCGGTTATGCTGGGCTTCGGCCTGTTCCGGGCGGCGGTCACGCTTGGCGGCGCGGCGGCGTGCTTCTTCGTCGGCGCGATACTGACGGGGGCATGATATGGAGCATCCTTGTGAGAGCTGCACGAAAGGGCGCGGGGAGAATTGCATGTGCAACAGATGGCGGGAGTGGTTCCGCTACACATGCGCAAATCCGCAAGAAGCGCCGCAGGAACAGAAGGTCACGTATCGCGATATCGTGTTTTGGACGGTGTTTACAGAAGCGTGGAGGTAGGAATGCGAGACTACAAGAAACTCTACGAAATTGTTGAATACTGCAAGGCGTTCCAGAGTCAGTTTTTTGAGTATCTGACCGATGGCATTGTCGGCGGAGACGATACGGTTATGGATATGCTCGAAGAATACGCAGACTGGACCGAGCAGGGATTCACGGTGTGGAGCGAAAGTAATTAAGAAAAGGAGTTTAAAATATGAGCGAATGTAAAGTGTTTGTTCCTCTGGAAAAAGACCAGTATGAAGAGCTGATTTCGAGAAGCACGCAGCTGGAAATTATCGAAAAGGCATACAAGGGGATGGAATCGTATCGGTTCGACGAGTTCATGAAGGTCCTCTTCAATGTAAATGTAGAAGGCAAATAGGAGGTAATGGCATGGCGAACTTTGAAACCGGTGTGAGCCGGTACATTAAGGCTACGGCGACCGTGGAGGTATATTTCCCGGTCGATCTGAAAGGGAATGTATACATCTGCTGTGATGCTTGCCAGTTTTACCGAAAGAGCAGCAGCCGGTGCGGGCTGACGAATGAGCCAATGCTCTGGTCGGGGCGCTATGTCGGCGGAGATTGCCCGCTGAAACCAGCAAATGAAATGGAGGATACATAATGGGAATTCCAGTTTTGATTTTAGGTGAGAGCGGGAGCGGGAAGTCGACTTCGCTACGCAACTTTACGGCAAAAGAGATCGGCGTATTTAATGTAGCGTCGAAGCCTCTGCCGTTCCGGAAGAAGCTTCCGGTTATCAATGGTTCGAGCTACGGTGAGATCCTGAACACGCTCAAGGCCGGACAGTTCAAGTCTTACGCAATTGACGACAGTCAATATCTGCTTGCTTTTGAGTTCTTCGACCGGGCGAAGGAAACCGGCTACAACAAATTCACGGATATTGCGATCAATTTCCGGAATTTGATTCAGTTCGTCATTACGCAGACGCCGCCGGACTGCATCGTTTATTTCCTGCATCATACGGAGACCTTGCAGGACGGGACGCTGAAAGCGAAGACGATTGGCAAGATGCTAGACGAAAAGCTTACGGTAGAAGGTTTGTTTTCGATTGTGCTGCTCTGCCGGGCGGAGAAGGACAAGCACTATTTTGTTACGCAGTCAGAAGGGTATTCCACGGCGAAAAGCCCGATGGAGATGTTCCCAGAGCAGATCGACAACGATCTGAAAATGGTCGATGAGACGATTCGCACATATTGGGGCTTGAACCCGAAGAACAAAAAGGAGGAAACAGAAAATGCAGAAGGTTAATTGGGACGAAGTTCAGGAAGCACAGGAATTTGACAATCCGACGCCCGGGGCGTACATCGCGAAAATCTGCCAGGTACAGGACGTAGAGGAAAAAGAGTACATCAAGATTGCGTGGGACTTCGCAGAAGGCGAGTACATGGGCAACAACCGCGATACATACAAGCGCGCCGGGTTCTGGCCGATTATTCTGATTCGTTCGTACAAGCCGAAGGCGCTTCCGTTCTTCAAGGCGTTTAAGACGGCGGTTGAAGAATCCAATCCCGGATACCGGTTTGACGAAGCCATGCTGGACGGGCTGAGAGGCAAGCGATTTGGCGTGGTGCTGGGCGAAGAAGAATACCAGAAAAACGACGGGTCTACCGGTACGCGCCTCTATGTGGCCGCCGCGCGATCTGTACAGGCCATTCGGGACGGAGACTTTACGGTTCCTGCAAAGAAGCTGCTTGCGGCTCCTACGACGGCGCAGAGATTCGCAGCGCCTGAGAGCGGTACGCAGGGGTTTGGCGGGTTTACGATGATGGACGAAGATGACGGCGAGCCGTTGCCGTTCTAAGGCGGTGGCGGGATGGCAAACAACAAAGACCCTGCCGTCTTGTTTTACACGTCGGATTTCCTATCCGGCTGTGCCTTGATGGATATGCGGGAGCGTGGACAGTATATCACGCTCCTGTGCCTCCAAAGAGAGCGCGGGCATATGACGATGCAGGAAATCATACGGGCTGTCAAAAAGCCGTCAGACGAGGTTATGAGCAAGTTTCAGAAGGATGAGGACGGCAAGTACTTCAACCGCCGGATGGAGCTTGAAATCGAAAAACGGGACAAGCATTGCCAGCGCCAAAGGGAGAACATCAGCAAGCGTTGGAATAAAGAAAATGATAACTCTGGTATGGCTGATGGTAGTGCTTGCGGTAATACCACGGTATTACCTTTAGGAAATGGAAATGGAAATGGAAATAGAAAAGAGAGTAGTTCTATTCCTGAGAAGAAACGTAAGAAATTTATACCACCTACGTTGGAAGATGTTTCCGCATACGCGAAGGAGCGTGGAGTCCCGAATCTGGCACAGAAATTTTTTGACTATTATTCTGCCGGAAATTGGGTCGACGGGAAGGGCGACCCAGTACGGAACTGGAAGCAGAAGTTTTTGACGTGGGAATCGAAAGAACATGAGAAGGGCGCGCCGTCACAGCCGGGGAAGAAGCCGGGCTACAACGTGCAGCACCACGGGGACGAGCTGTCTGATTTCCAGAAAGCAGCGATTCAGCGGATGTTGGGGGAGGAAGCACGATGAAGCAGGGAGTCAAGGTCTGGATTGTCATACCGGAGCCGCTGCCGATTTACCAACGGCTCATGCCGAAGCTCAGAACGCCTTTAAGGGCGCAGAAGTATCCGCAGAAGATGCAGAACAAGACGTTTTACCTCGTCAGCGTCAAGGACCCGGAGGACGGGCGGCGGAAGATTATCACCGTCCGGGAACCGGAATGCTGGGAGGCGGAAGTGACGGTGCAGGTCAGGAGGAAGGAATGAATAATTTCGGACCATGCGCGAAGGACTGCCCCAACCGGAAAGCTGGATGCAGCGCGTCCTACGAGGCTTGGAACGCCGTGAAGGGAGAACGGCTGAAAAGCTACGGCAGGCGCGCCGAGATCATCGACATAAGCCAGATGACCGATGGCGGGGCGAGAAATTGCCGGAGGGCGGCAAGAGGGAAACGGAAAATAGGAGGGGAAATGTGACGCTATGACAGACAAGGAAATTATACAGGCGCTGCGGTGCTGCGAAAAAGAAGTTTGTGCAGACGGTGGTTTATGCCCGCTTTTTAGCGACGCGGATTGCATCGTGCATTTAGGCGAGGCAGCTACTGATTTGATCGAGCGCCTGACCGCCGAGAATGCGAAGGCAGAAGCCGAGAGGGACGCGGCGTTAGCAGACCTCGCGGATGTGCGGAGTTGCAAGACTTGCAAGGATGCTTCCAACTGGACATTTTGCGGAAAGTTCCCAGACGAGGTGCTGAACGATGACGACGGAAAAAATTCTTGAGGACATCCAGTCTCTACGCAGTTTAATCAACAAACTGGGTGATCTGGCTGGTCGGCTTGCTGCCGAGAGGGACGCGGCAATTGTAGATCTGAAGATATTTGCCGGGTGTGCCGCTTGCAAACACTGCTGCAACCACCGCCGTGACCACCAAGAGTCGCTGCTGCTTACGTGCTGCGATTGCACAAAAAAGCAAAATTGCAAGTGTGGGAGCTGCAGCCTTGGACGAAGCAACTGGGAATGGCGCGGCTTGCCGGAAGCGCCGGAGGAAGGAGGCAAGGCATGAGCTACGATATTTCGTTCAAGGTAAAAGTCGACGGAGTTGATGCCTACGTTCCCGTTGGTGCGTGCGACGCAAATATAACTTGGAACGTTCGGAAGATTATTGAGAAATCAACTGGTCTGGAATGGAAGAACTGCCAGAACAATGGGCTTTGCGTGGATGTAATTCCAAAAATCGAGGTTGGCTTGAGAAAGTTGGAGCAGAACCCCGACAAATTCAAAGAATACGAAGCACCGAACGGATGGGGAACGGTAAAAGGGACAGCACAATTTTTCCGGAACATTCTTAACGATTGGAATGATTTCCAGCAATGGTATGAAGAACTTGTTCCGGTTGCGACGTTTTGGATTGAATAGGAGGGGCAATGGAACGATTAACGTTTGAAGGGAACTTCTGCGACATTGCGCAGTGCCGCGAACTGCCGTGTAAATATGACGGGAACTGCACGCAGAAGGAGGTATGGGAAAGGCTCAAGCAGTTCGAGGACGCGGTGCAAACACCAGAGAAAGCCGCGTGGGCAAAGAAAACTATCGAGATGGCGTTTTCGGATGACACGTCGGAGGTTGAGCGCCTCCGCGAACTCTACAAAGCCGACAAGGAAGGGCGCGTGGTGGTGCTGCCGTGCAAGGTGGGCGATACGATTTATTTCGCCCGCGCCAATCCTATTCTCCAATATAAGGTCACAGGGTACGAGATGGGGGAAGCAAGTATCTCGCAGGTTCGCAGCAAGCACGTCGATAAAGAAACAGGGCTAACGTTTAATTTTACATTTAGACCAGGTAGCATTGGCAAGACCGTATTTTTGAGCCGCGAAGAAGCCGAGAAGGCTTTGCAGGAAATGGAGGACAAGAAGGATGGCTAAGCACATAACCAAAGCGCAGTTGAGACAACTCGATCAGGCTCAGCTCTTCGATAACGACGAATATCTGAGACTTTTAAAAGAGTTTGCAGGGATAGAATCCCGCCCGACCACGGAGTACAACCACTACGACGAAAATGGCGAGTTTATTGGTAGCAGCGTGGACACCGATCTTTCTGCCCTGCTGAACGAGGCTGGCGTGGAGGTGCGGGACGATGGGTCAACATAAGCACAACCCGACCGCCATTGCGGCGGCAAAAGGCGAGCTGCCGCCGAAAAAGCGGGAGCGGCGGCTGACCAAGCGGCAGGCGGAGCGGCTTTTGAAAGCAGAGATCTTGAGTAGATGCACACCGCTTTATGTCTTTAAGCCGGAAATGCAAAGCAGAATCGTAAGGGAGTATATGGCTTATGACTGATTATATCCGGCGCGAGGATGCGTTGAAAGCTCTATACAACGACTATGCTTACGCAGCGATGGACGTTATCAAGAGACTGCCCGCCGCCGACGTTGCGGAGGTGGTGCATGGAACGCCGGTGACGGAAGTGCGCACGAGGACGATTGTGGGATACCATGAGGAGATCGGGGTCTTAGCGGGAGACCGCTCTACACTTTATCGCAGGAATATGGTGCATGCGGATATCCCGTATGACAACTGCCCAATATGCGGCGCAACGCTGTGCTCACGGTGGCACAACTTCTGCGGTAAGTGCGGGGCGAAGATGGATGGAGGTAACAATGGAGAACGGAGGGAAGAATGAACACACACATTACAAATATCAAGGGCGACTGGCAGGAGGTCGTGGACACCTGCCGCGCCACCTCCGGCAAAGGTCCTCTTGGGCATGAGCCGAGCGAGGATTTTAAGCGCCGGATTTTAATTGCCGAACACTCGCCGATTCGGCGGATCTCGGTATCGTGGGTCTGGAAAGGCATTAAGAGCTGGATTGCGACGCACTGGTCAAGGCACAAATGGGAGTGCTTTATCTCTACGCAGAGGACAGACCGAACCGGAACGCCGAGGGACAAGCTCCCGCAGGACGCGCCGGTAATCTTCGAGGGAGAAGCGAACGTACAAGCTTTGATTGACTCCATGCGCAAGCGGTTATGCGGGCAGGCAGACCCGGAGACGCGCGCGTATGCCGAGGATTTCAAAGCAGCGCTGCATGAGGTGCAGCCGGAGATCTCGGACGTTCTAGTACCTAACTGCGTTTATCGGTGCGGATGCCCGGAGATGCAGACATGCGGTCTGTATGAGAGCTGGTCCAGACTTCGACCGGAAGTCATGAGTACCTACATCCAACACCGATACGACATCTACAACAGTATGTTTTGGAAAGCGAGGGCAAAACGTGGGAACGATTCTGGCGATTGACCCCGGCAACATTCAATCCGGCTATGTCATCGTCGAGCACGACGGGAAGGAAATCCGGAAGGTGCTGGACGTTGGGAAAGTTCCAAACGGGGAGATATTCCCCGTTCTCTGCCGGGAGTATCAGCACTTAGCGATTGAAATGGTTGCCGGTATGGGAATGCCAGTCGGTCAAGAGGTGTTTGATACGTGCTTCTGGATTGGGCGGTTCTGGGAGTACGCCGAGCTTTACCGGAAGGGGTACCAGATACAGAAGATCTTCCGCCGGGAAGAAAAGCTTTACTTATGCGGCAGAGCGTCGGCGAAGGATGGGAACATCCGACAAGCCCTTGTTGACCGCTACGCGCCCGGTCAGCCGAACTACGGCAAGGGAACAAAGAAGAACCCCGGTTTCTTTTACGGGTTCGCAGCGGATATGTGGGCGGCGATGGCGGTAGCAACAACGTATTTTGACAAGTACATAAGGGGGGTAAAACTATGAACGATAACTGCATTTGCGCGCATTTATACGGAGATGGTAGCAGGAATTGTAGGTTAAGAGCGGAATACATCCGCTGCAACCGCGCCGGGGAATGCTCTGCCTATAAAAATGGAAAGTGTTTTTGCGTAACAACACTATTTGGCGTCAAATGCCCCAACGGTGATATCACAATTGTGGATGGTGGAACAAAACAGTCAAAGAAGTTTTTACTGGTTCAGGAAGAAGCCAGAACAAATCCCGCTTACGGGAAATTACGATATCCATCAACCAATTTGATTACACGCATAGGAGAAGACGCTTTTCTCACCGTTTCTTATACATGGTTGGAGGATTTCGGTGGGGAAATCCGTTGCGATAACCCGCATTTTGGCACAAACAAACTGTACATAAGCGCAGACAAACTCACGCCAGAAAACATCAAGAGAATTTGCGATTTTATCCCACACGCAATAATGGGCGGCGTGATTCGGGATTATCAGGACAAAATCGTCCCAATGTTTTTGCATCAGCTGCGTGGGCTATTCCCAGAAAAGTACGCAGCATTCCAGGGAGCGTATCCTGATTACAAAATCAAAGTTCCGGACTGGAAGGGGCGATGGGCAAAGCTTTCAACCTGCAACAAGAATGCAGAGTACAAGGACTGCCACAAAAACACGTTCCGTTTTGATGGAGACTACATTGTATGCGATTGTTATAATTCGTCATTTGCACCTTTTCGTGCAAAGCGGGCAGAAATCCGCGTGAAGCTATCTGATGAAATGGAAGTAGAAATCACAGACAATGGACAAGTCACCGATGAGACCGTTTTCTTGTGAGAGGGGGATACAACTATGAGTACAATGAACGATCTGGCGAAGCGTATCCGGAGCAGCAACGCGGCATACCTGAACGCAGGAATGGACGCTGGGATGCAGAAGGCAATCGACCTGCTATTCGTTGCGGCGTATGAACTCGGGATGCTCAAAAGCCCTTCCAAAGCGAAACAGTTATTCGATAAGATGCGCGAACTCGAGAAGGAATACGGCGTGGCATGGCAGGGAAAGCCAGAATCTGACGAGGCCATTCACAGAATCGATTCGAGCCTCAAGAAGCTCTGCGGGGCGTTCTTTCAGCCGTTTTTCGAACGGAACGAAACAATCAAGGATTGGTGGGACAAATGAAAATTGTTTTGGAACCGTGGGCGATCATGCCCACAAGGGCGCATGAATACGACGCGGGGTTAGACCTGTATTCCGCGAACTACGATATTTGGATATCCCCCGGAGGAAGCTTCCTATTTGATACAGGCGTTCACATTCAGCTGCCGAAGAATACGGTTGGATTCATCAAGAGCAAAAGCGGTCTGAACGTCAAGCACGGAATCACAAGCGAAGGGGTTATAGACGTCGGCTACACCGGAAGCATCATGGTCAAGCTCTACAACCACGGGAGCAATCCTTACAAGGTCTGCAAGGGCGATAAGATCTCGCAGCTTGTTATACTGCCCTGCATCCTTCCGGAGCTGGAAGTGGTCAGCTCACTCGATGAGACGGAACGCGGGGACAATGGGTTCGGGAGTTCGGGCAGATGATGGGGAGATGTTACAAAACGAGGGATGACAAACGCAAAAGCGTGATCAAAGACAGGCATTGGCGAAAGGCTTCTTGGCGCGCTGGAAGGGCGTGTGCAGCTTGTCGGGCTGGATGGTTATCCGCTGCCGGATGTCCCTATGCTGTGTGAGCTTGCGGACGCTTACGGCGTGTCGCTTGACGAGCTTGTCGGAAGAGCATAAAGCAAAAGCTGCACCCGTTTTGGATGCAGCTTTTGCTTTTCAAGGGAGGTCAGACCGCCACAGTAAGGGTTTTATAATCGAAGGTATGACAGGCGGCGGTGATCTCGGTTCGGCTTTCGTCGCGCCACCAGAAACGCCAGCCGCTCGGGTGCTCGAAGATGTCCTGCGCGAAAGCTTGTAAATCAATGTCCCCACGGTAGAAGTCATAAGCGGCATCGGCGGCGTAATCGTCCGTATAGCGGCCATCGGTGCGGCCTGCGACAATCTGCCCGACGCGGATGGCCTTCGCGACCGTCGACGCGTTCAGACGCTCCCCAAGCTTAACCGGCTTGACTACGGAAAAGGGGCTGAACGTCCGGTTGCTCGGCTGCGCGCCTGTCTCAAAGGTCAGGCCGTCGACTTCGTGCAAAGGTTTTTCGGCTCTGAGCCACGCGACCAGCTCACAGAGTGTGTCACATTCCGGCGCGGCCATCTCGACATATTCGGTCAGGCAAAGGCGGTCAGCGTTCATCTTCCACGGGCTGACTGAGAACAGCCAGCGCGTGCAGGTCTTGCCGGTCTTCATGCCGTTTGTCAGGTCGATGATGACAAGGCTGCTGCGGTAGGGGTGCGCGCAGATGTTCAGATCTTCAAAATAGAGATCGTCATACTGGTTCATCAGGTCGATGATGCGGAAGGTTTCAGATGTGTTGATGATTTTCATGGTGTGTTCCTCCTCGGCGGTGCCGTTTTCGTTTCGTTTTGATGGCTCAATCATACACGTTAACGGTTATTCCGTCAAGAGGCAGGTTGCACAAAAGTTAACGGTTATTTCTGGTGAATTTTATACGTTGACGGTTAGACGGAGAGGGTGTACAATCAAAGTGAAGCGAGGTGACGCAATGGCAGTCAGCGACGCGCATAAAAGAGCCTCGGCTAAATGGAATGCCAGCCGGGACAATATCATGATTCGCCCCGAGAAGGAAGAAGGGCAGAAGATCAGAGACGCAGCCGCCCGCGCAGGGCAGAGCGTCCAGACGTTCATATTAAATGCAGTAAGGAGGGACATTGAAAATGGGAATGACAGATAAGCAGTTTCAAAGCTGGGTTCGGTTCCTGCTCGCGATGCTGAAAGACTATATCGCAGAGAAAGACCCGAAGAAGAAGGAAGCAAAGCTTGCAGAGATCGTGGACAACCTGCAAAAGACACTGGAAGACTAAACGACATAATATAAAGATACCCCGGTGCCCAAGTTGGGCACCGGGTATTTTTATCCAAGGTATGTAATGTCAGCGACTGGCGTGATATCAACAAAGGCCTCACGCCCGGTTGAGCTACGGTTGACACGTGTGACTTGTGATAGTTTGCCTTGATGGACAAGGTAGTCCCCGACCTCCACGAAATGGATTGCGTCAAAGCCCGGGACGAGCGCCTCAAAGTTTGACATGTCGACAGTCCCTATTTTGTACTCACAAAGGCACCCAGCGCAAAGGTTGTGCGATTGATCCGTCCCATGCAGCTCGGCTTTAATCTCCTGCAACTTCCGGCTGGAGACGACGATCACTGCGTCGCGTAGCATCCCCAGCGGGATGTTTTTGGGCCAGCGGCTCTCCAGTTTGGCTATGTACTCTCCTGCCGTCATAATGTCCCTCCTATTAAAGTGTCCCAGCGCGCCCAAAGCGTGCTTTATTGCATTGCCTTATAAAATGCAAGGCTCCAAACGCCTTGCTGCTCGAGCGTTAGGCATTTGTCAAAGTTGGCCGTAAACGTGTCGATGTCGATTTTTCCGTACTGCTCGGCGATTGCGCGGTCGATATCGTCCGTTGCCTTGCCCATCGCGTGGAGCTTGCGCACCATAATGGTCGCCCATTTGATGGGGTAACGCTGCGCGTTGTCAATGTCGCTCTGGCTCTGCGTCTTTGTCGCCTTGCGGCAGATCGCAAAGATCACAGCGAGCGCCTGAATTTGGTCATTCGTCATGTCTGATTCCTCCCTGCTCATGTAGTCCCCGATCCAGCCGCGCAAGAGCTCGTTGGGGTTTGTTCCGTCTTCCTGCGCGGCGGCTTTAAACGCTTCCGCGTCTTCTCGCCGCATCTTGCACCCGATCACGGTGCGGTTCTCCGCGTCCCACTTGTTGCGGGCGCGTTTCTGTGCATCAGTTGGCATTTGGATTCCCTCGCTTTGACTTAGGCACGAGCAAGCCGCTCGTATCTGGTGGTGTACCCCGGGACCATGATGCAGGGCTGTTCGTCGCCGCACAGGACATCCTGCAAGCGATAATTGTAACCGTTCAGCGTGACGACGATCTCGTCAGCAGCGTTTTTCGCCGGGGCGAATTTCTCGGGGATGATGACGTCAAGCGGCTCGGAGACGGTGGCGTCGGTTTCGGCCGTGGTGTAGATGCAGCGCTTTTCAGCTGCAAGCATTCCGTAGTTCTCGTAAATAGTAACCTTCATTTTCGTTTCCTCCTGCCCCGTGTTGGGGTTTGTTTTTTGTTTTGCTGTATGGCCTTATTATATACGGGCAAACCGTATATGTCAAGCCTTTTTCAAAAATTTTTTTCGAGGGCATTTTTTGCAATGTATTTGTGCGGATTGTATTATAGTGTGCTCAAAATGCTGCATAACGGACAAGGCCAGATGCGGCGGCTCGATTACGCCCGTGCGCAGCCTGATTTCACAGCTGGAAAATTCTGATTATTTTTGTCAAGACCCTACGCCCACTATTTTATAAAATTTTTTCAAATCACGGTTTTTCCTGCATTTCCAACGCTTTTTTGCCCGAAAAAATCAATATTTTTAAGAAGCAATAAACGGCTTTTTATTGGTGGTCAAAAAATCTGTGATATATATACATCTGGGGAGATTCAATAAGGGAAATCGGAAACTTCGTTTCCGAATTTCCCGTTTGAATCTCCACGCATCGAAGATTTTTTAAGACTGGCTTTTGCTGCGAAATGTTCGGGGAGGTGACGATCCATTGAGCTACAAGCAGACAGTAGCGGCGATCAACGATTACAAACATAAGGTCGAGACAGGGGAGTACCCAAAGGCCGATTGGTGGCATTTCTGCGGCACAATCGGCATGGACGCCGAGAGCGTGTCAAAGGCGATCAAAAATCCGCCGGCCAATAAAATGGACGTGGCGCGCGAGCTAAAAAAGTTTGCTACCTGGATTCGCGGGCAGTACAACACGGCTCCGGGCTGGTCCGGCCCGAACTCGTCAAAGAGCATCTTTGCCAATAAGCAGGACTTCGACGGCTGTAAGATGATCGATAAGGCGGACGACGGCAAATGCTCGGGCGAGCTTACTATAAATATCGAGTTTGGAGGCTCAAAAACGGCTTTCAAGTAGTCAACGCCACCAAATATCCATTTTGCTGCGTTCGTTTTTCGCAAATAGTTATGGGGGGCTCCGAGTTTTATGTAGTTCGCACAACTATTCGCTTATGAGTAGACATAAATAGATTATGGTCTACTATCTTTCGGCATAATGCCGGAGAGATGGGGCGCTGCTGGTGCGTGTGCGCGTGCTGGCTATTAGCCCCTGCTGCGGAGCCAATAAGCCCCCGCGCGTTTTTTCTGAGGGCGCGCAGACGGGGGCACTGTTCCGGGTATGCTTCTCACCAAAGCCCAGGCAATGGGAGGGGGTAGCGGAAAAACAGGGGGCGCGGTCTCCTGTATGTATAGTTATATCCAGCTCCCCCATGGATTCGCTTCTAGACCTTTTCCCATTCATTGGGAGGGGTGGGAGAAAAACGGCGTACCCCTTTGCACAAATCGAATCTCAAATTTTTCAAAAATCCCGTGTTGACCTTGGCGGCGAGCCAACGTTTCAATCCTCCTTACTTTGGCGTCCCGGAGCAATCCGGGCGTCAAGGTGAGCACGGGCGGAGGGCGCTATGGCGAGAAAGCAAACAGCAAAGGGCGGAGCGATCACGCTGAATCTTGGCTGCCCGAACAGCGAGCCGCAGAGGCGGTTCTTTGAAAGCCGGGTGAAATACACGTGCTACGGCGGCGCGAGAGGCGGCGGAAAGTCGTGGTGTACGCAGAGAAAACCGGTCGGCGGGTGCATTGAGTATCCGGGGCTTCGGGTTCTGGTTATCAGACGGAGATATGAACATCTGGAAAACTCCGTCATAGACCCGATTCTGAAATTGATTCCGGACGGTCTTGCTACATACAACGTGCAAAAGCATCTTCTGACGTTTGTGAATGGGTCCAGCATCAAATTCGGCAACATGGACGGGTACGGCTCGGCGGTTACGGGCAAGTATCAGGGCCAGGAATACGACTGGATTTTCATTGAAGAGGCGACGCAGTTCACCGAACAGGAATTTCGCGGTATCGCGGCATGCTGCCGTGGTGCAACGCCTTTCCCGAAACGAGTGTATCTGACATGTAACCCCGGCGGCGTCGGGCACCAGTGGGTGAAGAGAATCTTTGTCACAAGAGATTTTCTGCCGGAAGAGAATCCGGACGATTATCTGTTTCTGAAAGCGACGGTCGATGATAACGTCGATCTGCTGAAAGGATCTCCGAATTATGTAAACGCATTGAATCTGCTGCCGGAGGATGTCAGAAGGGCACACCGGTTTGGTGACTGGGATGCACTGTCCGGCGGGTACTTCCCGGAGTTTACAATCAAGACGCATGTCATTCAGCCGTTTGCAATTCCAACAGGCTGGACGAAATACCGGGCATTCGACTACGGCCTCGATATGTTCGCGTGCCTCTGGATTGCCGTGGACTATAACGGAAGGGCGTATCTGTACCGGGAGTACAACGAATCGAGGCTGATTGTTTCGCAGGCGGCGAATGCAGCGATTGTGTCGACGCCGCCGGGCGAACGAGTAGAGTATACGATTGCGCCGCCGGATATGTGGTCGACATTAAAGGACACTGGCAAGACAATGGCACAGCTGTTCGCAGAAAGCGGACTTCCGGTTGTCAAAGCGAATAATTCCCGTGTGGCGGGCTGGATGGCAGTTAAGGAACTGCTAAAGCCCATGGCAGATGGAAAGCCGGGGCTTCTGGTTTTCAACACCTGCAAGGGGATTATCGACGATCTGATGGCGATTCAGCACGACGACAAGAACCCGTCGGACTGTGCCAATGAACCGCACGATATAACCCACGCGCCGGATGCGCTGCGGTATTACGCGCAGCTTCGGACGCTCAAGCCGGAACAGCAGGTCATTGCAGACGAAGAAGAGCACGAAGAAAGCTACGGCGATTACATGACCGGAGGGGAAGCGGACAGCAGCTACCTGAATTTCTAGGAGGATTCTATGACAACGCCAGACTGGGTATTTTCCCGAGCGATCCACTTGATGGATGAGCAGAACGAGTCAAGCGGTGCGACAGCAACGCAAGATACGCAGGAATACAGGCTGCGGACGATCAGCATTCTGAACGTTCTGCGGCACGAGCTTTTCCCGTATTCCGACACGTTCCGGACAGGAGAGGACGGGAAACGGGCAGTGTGCCCGGAGATCAAGGACTTTACGGACGAGATTGGCCTCGACGATGTCATTGCGCAGGGGATTATGCCCTACGGATTGGCAGCGCACCTTCTTTTGGGCGAAAACGATTCGATGGCGAGTTTTTTCAACGAACGGTATTCCGAGCTTGTCGCGACGCTCGCGGCAAAGAAGCCCTCCGTATGGGAGGAAATTACCCCGTATTACGGATTTTGAGTAAACAGCGGCCTACCAGAGCCGTGAATATGGCCTACCAGAGCCAAAAACAGGAGGAAGAAAATGAACGAGTTTATGGATGAAGAATTCGGCGTAGATCTGAGCGATATTGTTTCCGAAGACGACGGCAACCAGACCGAAGAGGAAACCAGCGAAGAAGTAGCCGAAGCGAACGAAGAAGAACAGGAGCCTTCGGAAGAACCAGAAGAACCGGCGGGGCAACCGGAAGCGGAACCCACAAAGGAACAGAAGGAAGAAGAGCTGTTTGATCTCAAGTTCAACAAGGAAATCCGAAAGGTGAACCGCCAGGAGGTCACGGAGCTTGCCCAAAAGGGGCTGAACCATGACCGCATTTTAGAGCAGAGAGACCACTTACAGCAGGAAAACGCAGAGCTTTTGAAGTTCAAGCAGGACAACGAGGCGATTATCGGGCTACTGGACGCAGCAGCTCAGAAATCCGGCACAGACAGGAACACATTTTTGCAGTCGGTGCGGGAAAACGCTTATGTCTCGCAGGGCTTGAGCCGGGACGCGGCACACGAGCGCGTTTTACGGGAGGACGCAGAGCAGCGGCTTTCCAGAACGGAAAAGGCGGATGCGGAAAAGCAGCAGGCGCAGCAGGGGCAGGAGCTTGCCCGGCAGCAGGACATCGAACGGTTTTTGAAGCTCTACAAGGATGTTGACCCAAACACGATCCCGAAGGAAGTCTGGGACGATGTCAGAAACGGCGAAACGTTAGTTTCTGCCTACGGCCGGTACGAGAACCGGCAGCTCGCCGAGAGTAACCGCAAACTCCAGGAGAGCATCAACGCACTCAAACAGAATGAGAAAAACAAACAGAAAAGTATTGGTTCCGCGAAAACAGAAGGAAAGGAGACGGCGAAGGACCCGTTCCTCGAATACCTGTTGAGCGATGATTGACAGGAGGTAAAGAATGTCTAAAACTATCAACCTTGCAGAAAAGTACTCGGATAAGGTACAGGAAAGATTTTATCAGGATTCTCTGACGCAGAGTTCCTTCTCGAAGGATCTCGATATGGAGTTCGTCGGCGTGAAGACCGTGAAGGTCTATGAAGCGCACACGTCCCCGCTCAACGACTACACCCGTTCCGGCTCGAACCGTTACGGCACGCCGCAGGAGCTTGCAGACAGCATCTATGAGTTCCAGATGAAGCAGGACAAGGCGTTCACCTACACCATCGACAAGGGCAATGCAAAAGAGCAGTTCAACATCAAGACGGCTGCAACGAGCCTGAAACGCGAGATGCGCGAAGTTGTGACCCCGTACATCGACAAGCACCGTTTCAAGACCTGGGCAGTGAACGCAGGCCAGCACGTTGCGCTGACGGCGGCGCCGACGAAGAGCACGATTGCCGGTATCATCATGGATGCGACCTGCGCGCTCGACGATATGTTCGTCCCGCAGAACGGCAGAACGCTGTATATCCGCAACGACCTTTATAAGGCGCTGAAGCTTTGCGACGAGTATGTCAAGCTCGAGGGCATCGGCACGAAGGCACTTGTCAATGGCGTTGTGGGCGAGTTTGACGGTATGCCCGTCAAGAAGGTACCGAAGAGCTATTTCCCGTCGGATGTGTATTTCATGATCGTCCTGAAGGATGCGGCGATCTCGCCGATGAAGCTGAACGACTACAAGATCCACTCCGACCCGCCCGGCCTGTCCGGTGATCTGGTGGAAGGCCGCGTGATGTTCGACGCATTCGTGAAGCCCACGAGAGCGGACGGTATTTATGTCGGCTGCTCGGCGTCTACCGTTGCGGCAACGCCCGCGATCGTGATTGCAACGAATGTTGCAACGATCACTTCGGACACGACCGACGCGGTCATCAAGTACACCACGGACGGCAGCGACCCGCGTTTCAGCGATACCGCATTAACGTATTCGGCGTCCAGCAAGCCGACGCTTGCAACGGGCGATACCATCAAGGCTGTCGCGACGAAGTCCGGCATGTATTGGTCTGGCGTGGCGGTTGGTCAGAACTGAGTAATAGGGGCGGCGCGAGCCGCCCTTTTCTCAAACAGGGGGAAGTATGGCGAAAATTGTAACCTCGGATGTCGCGAAGGTTTTACAGATACAAAAATTTCTGGGGCTTAACGAATCGAAGGACGGCGACACGCAGCTCAAAGTCGGCGAGGCCTCGAAACTTGAAAACTGGCAGGTCACGCCGCAGTACCATTTGAAGGTTCGGCCGGGTATGCAGGCGATGGAGACCTTTCAGGGGGCCGTACGCGGGCTGTGGCACGGCTTCGTTGCGGGGGAGGAAGTTACCCTCTGCGCAGCAGATGGCGGCGTATGGAAGATTTCCGAAGGCAAGACAAGGCTTGGAAACATCACGGACGCGCCGACAACGTTTTTCGGATTCAACAACAAGGTCTATATGCTCAACGGGCACGAATATCTGTCGTGGGACGGCGCGGGAAGCGTGAAAACGGTGGACGGGTATATCCCGTGCGTGGTAACGGCGGCATCCCCCAAAGGCGGCGGAACGACGCTGGAAAACATTAACCGGCTGACGGGAAAACGGCGGGTGCGCTTTTCGGCGGACGGCGAGAGCACAAAATATGTCCTCCCAGAATCCGGACTTTCGTCCATCGACCTTGTTTATGTCGAAGGGACGGAAACAGCGGCAGAGAAGGACGCGGCAGCCGGTACGGTCACGTTTTCTACGGCTCCGGCAGCCGGGAGCAACAATGTCGAGATTTATTATACCGCGCCGAACAGCCTGCGTTCTCAGGTCACGGCCATGCGGTATTGGGAATTTTTCAACGGCGCAAATGATACAAGAGTGTTTTTGTACGGAGACGGAACGGCGAAGGCTCTGTATTGCGGCATTACAGAAAAAGGCGTTGCGTCGGCGGAGTATTTCCCGGATCTTTATGAAATGCTGGTCGGAGATGAAAATACGCCCATTACGGCGATGGTCAAGCACTATGACAGGTTACTCACCTTCAAGCCGGGAAGCGTATACGCAACGGAGTATTCGACGGTGACGCTGGCCGACGGGGCGGTTACGGCAGGATTTTACACGATCCCACTGAACCGGGAGATCGGAAACGAAGCGCCGGGACAGGTGCGGCTTGTCTACAACTTTCCGCGCTCGATGTACGCAAGCGCGCTTTACGACTGGAAAATGACCTCCTCGACGGTTCGAGACGAGAGAAACGCAAAGATGGTGTCAGAACGTGTACGAAGCACGATGCAGCGGGCAGAGCCGGAGAAGGTATTTATCTTTGATGACGACAGCAAGCAGGAATACTACGTGTTCCTGAACGATGCGTCCGGTACGGCGCTGGTGCACCGGTACATTGAAGACGTTTGGTATAAATATACGAATCTCAAGGTCGTGTGTGCATGCAGAAGCGGAGACGACATTTACTTCGGCACGTCAGACGGAAAGCTTGCGCTGTTTGACGAGCTGGTGCACAACGATTTCGGGCAGGAAATCGAGTGCACGTGGGAAAGCGGCAATATGGACTTCGGGTCAGATTACCAGAGGAAGCACAGCTCGGTACTCTGGGTGAGTCTCAAACCGGCGGCAGGCGCGCGATGCACAGTATCGGCAAGGTCTGACCGGAAGAGCGAGTATGCAGAAAAAACCGTCACGGCGCAGATCTCGAATTTTGCATCCGTTGACTTTGGACATTTTTCTTTCAACACGAACAGAAGCCCGCATATGCAGAGAGTCAAGCTGAAAGTAAAGAAGTTCGTCTACTACAAGCTTTTGATCGGCGCGGTATCGGTCGCGAACGACGTTACTGTTCTTGGCGTTGATATGCGGGTACGGTTCACGGGTTATGTAAAGTGAGGTCTGTATGGAAATTTTTATGTGTGTGCTTCTCGGGATTCTGAGTATGTTCATCCTTTTGCATTGCTCGGTACTGCTGCTGATTGCGGCGGCGCTCTGGAAGCGGCGGGAGAAAAAGGCCGTTCCGGAAGAGGCGGCAGAAAAGACAGAGGAAGAACGCAGAGCAGAGATGGAAATGAAACTGTTCAACGAAGGCGTTGCGAACATTCTTTCTTACGGGAATCCAAAGGAGAGGGATAGATGAAGAAACCAACACCGGAGCTTGTTTCCAAGCGGTATGACAAGGGCGTAATGTTTAATACGCAGATCGGCCTATATGACACGGTCACGGAAAACGAAAACTTCTTCATTGGTAAGCAGTGGGAGGGCGTGGAGGCAAACGGCCTGCCGACGCCGGTCTTCAATTTCCTCAAGCGTGTCACGCTCTTTCAGATTGCAACGATCAGCTCCGACAACCTGTCCATGCAGGCGACACCGCTGAACTCTACGTCCAGATATGGCCTCGCAGATCTGGAACAGGTCACGGATGTGATCAACAAGCAGTTTGCAGAGGTCTTTGAACGCAACAAAATTGTGACAAAGGTGCGCGAGTTCATGCGCAATGCCGCCGTGGACGGAGACGGGGCAACCTATTCGTGGTTTGACCCGGATATGGAGACGGGGCAGGAAGCAAAGGGCGGCATTGTCACGGAGATCATCGAGAACACAAGAATCATCTTCGGCAATCCGAACGAACGGAACGTGCAGCAGCAGCCGTATATCATTATTCCCATGCGAAAACAGGTGGAATATGTAAAGAATCTGGCCGAGAAAAACGGCGTCAGGAAGGACGACATTGATTCTATCCGGGCAGACTCTGAGGCGTACGGCAACAAAATGGACGCGCTGACGGACGACAGAGTGTCCATGTATATCTACCTGT